TTATCCTCCATGTTACATACGTTGACAGTATGCCTTATTTATCTTTTGGTGTCAGTTTGTATGCGCCAAACGCAGTGATACCAATGATTCCTAAAATTAAAATTTCCATTAGTAAAGTTCTTCCTCTGTTTCTGTTCTAATCACACAATCAGAGGTAGGATAAGCAACACAAATCAATGCAAATCCTGCTTCAATTTGATCGTCGTCTAAGAAAGATTGATCGCTCTGATCTACTGTACCAGACTCAATCTTTGCAGCACAGGAAGAACATGCACCTGCACGGCAAGAATAAGGAAGATCAATTCCTTGCTCTTCAGCAGCATCAAGAATGTAGGAATCATCAGGGCAATCAATAGTTTGCTCCCCCTCAGTAGTTTTCAGAGTAATTGAATAGTTCATGTACCTTTGTTACTGTCAGTGATATTATATATTACTGGGTGAATCTTGTCAATTTGTGCTTTTAACGATACTTCTATTTCTAAGACAAGAGTTTCCAATTCACGGTTTTCTTTCTCCAGTTCTTCTACACGGGATTTTAACTGGATAATTTGTTCTGCAAGATAAAATGCACTGCTTTCATCTTTTACTGATGGTGAGAAGAACCATTGAAAGAATTTATTCATTGGCACGCCATTCCTTTCTCATTTCTTTGTATGTAGGATCGTATGCAACTTTATCTCTAATTTCCTTAAAAATAGCAGCACTCTTTGCTTTTGTATTCGTTCTCCAATCTTTGTTTTGGGGTCTG